AAAAGACTAAAGCTTTTAAAGGTTTTGCAGAAGGTAGATCGAAATGAGTTACAAACAGAGTTTATATAAAATAATTGAACCGGTTAAAAGAAACACTATTAACCGACTTAACAAATCTAAAAAATGGAAATATGGATACAATAAAGAAAACGATATCGTGGTTATATCAAAAACTGGTAGGATTGGTAAGATACTTGAAATACAAGGGTTGCGAATTGCTTTGCCGTTGGAACCAGTGCACGTGCACGCCAATGAAAAAAGCAAATGGCAAAAAATAGAATATCCTAAAGAATTAAGTAAACTAAAGAATATATTTGATTGGCGTAGTTATCCTGAAGAATCAAAAGAGCAGTGGTACGATTATATAGACGAAGAGTTCAAACGTAGAGACGAAGGCTTTTGGTTTATGAACAATAAAAAGCCAACATATATAACTGGCGCTCATTATATGTATTTACAATGGAGTAAAATAGATGTAGGTGCTCCAGATTTTAGAGAAGCTAATAGACTGTTCTTTATATTTTGGGAAGCTTGTAAAGCTGATAAACGCTGTTACGGTATGTGTTATTTAAAAAACAGACGTAGCGGTTTTTCTTTTATGAGTAGTGCTGAAACAGTTAATTTGGCTACTATATCAAGTGATGCTAGATATGGTATACTATCGAAAAGTGGTGCTGACGCAAAGAAAATGTTTACGGATAAAGTTGTACCTATTAGTATTAACTATCCTTTTTTCTTTAAACCTATACAAGACGGTATGGATAGGCCTAAGTCAGAGCTAGCGTATAGAGTACCAGCTAGTAAGTTTACTAGAAAAAAGATAACAGCTAACGAAAAAGTTGAAGAGATAGAAGGTTTAGATACTACTATAGATTGGAAAAACACAGGTGATAATAGTTATGATGGTGAAAAACTTAATCTGTTAGTGCATGATGAAAGTGGTAAATGGGAAAGACCTGACAATATATTAAACAACTGGCGTGTAACAAAAACATGCTTAAGGTTAGGTAGTAAAATAGTTGGTAAGTGTATGATGGGTAGCACTTCAAACGCTTTGGATAAAGGAGGTAACAATTTTAAAAAGATATATAATGATTCAGATGTTACAAAACGAAATCGTAATGGACAGACAAAATCTGGCCTTTATTCTCTCTTTATCCCAATGGAATGGAACTACGAAGGATTTATTGACGAATACGGAAGTCCAGTCTTTAATAATCCAAGTGATGATGTGTACGGACCAGATGGAGAATTAATAGATATAGGCGTTATTGATAGTTGGGAAAACGAAGCTGACGGTTTAAAAGATGATCAAGATGCATTAAATGAGTTTTACAGACAGTTTCCAAGAACTGAAGAACATGCGTTTAGAGATGAAACAAAAAATAGTTTATTTAATCTTATAAAGATATACGAGCAAATAGACTATAACGAAGGAAGTAGATATAACTCACCTGTTAACACAGGTAATTTTAGTTGGGTAAATGGAATAAAAGATACACAAGTTATTTTTAATCCTGATCCAAGTGGTAGATTTAAAGTAAGCTGGGTACCGCCAGTTCACCTTCAAAACAAGGTGTTTGTAAAAAACGGTATAAAATATCCTGGTAACGAGCATATAGGTGCTTTCGGTTGTGATAGTTATGACATATCAGGAACAGTAGACGGTAGAGGTTCTAATGGATCTTTACACGGTTTAACAAAATACTCTATGGAAGACGCGCCACCAAGCTCGTTTTTTTTAGAATACATATCAAGACCACAAACCGCAGAAATATTTTTTGAAGATGTATTAATGGCATGCGTGTTTTACGGTATGCCTATACTTGCAGAAAATAATAAACCAAGATTATTATATCATTTTAGAAGAAGAGGTTATAGAGGTTTTAGCATGAACAGGCCAGATAAGGTTTGGAATAAGTTATCTGCAACAGAAAAAGAGATAGGTGGTATACCTAATTCTAGCGAAGATATAAAGCAAGCTCATGCGGCTGCTATAGAAATGTATATAAATAATTTTGTAGGTCATTTAGGTGATGGTAATTATGGTACGATGTATTTTAATGAAACATTAAATGATTGGAGCAAATTTGATATAAATAAAAGAACTAAACACGATGCTTCTATAAGTAGTGGTTTAGCTGTTATGGCTTGTAATAGACATTTATACGCGCCTAACGTAAAAGTAGAAAGAACACCAGTAAACCTCAACATAGCAAGATATAACAATAAAGGATATATGTCCAAAATAATAAATAATAAAATATGACTGAGTCAGTACATATAAATTTTCCTTCACAAACTGTAAGTGATATGGAAAAAATGAGTCCTGAGTATGGACTTAAAGTTGCTAGAGCTATAGAAGCTGAGTGGTTTAGTGGTAATAACGCTGGTAAATATTTAGATACTCAAAGTAATTTTCATAGACTTAGGCTTTACGCTAGAGGCGAACAATCAATACAAAAATATAAAGACGAGTTGTCTATAAACGGTGACTTAAGCTACTTAAACTTAGACTGGAAACCTGTTCCTATTATACCTAAGTTTGTAGATATAGTTGTTAATGGTATGGACAATAGGATGTTTCATATAAAAGCATATTCACAAGATCAATATGGTGTCGATAAAAGAACTCAGTACATGGAGTCTTTGCAAAGAGATATGCAAAATAAAGCTTTTAATAATCAAGCTCAACAAATGTTTAATTTAAACTTAAACGAAAACGAAAAGGAAGATATACCTGAATCGAGCGAAGAGCTACAGCTACACATGCAGTTAAACTATAAGCAAGCTGTTGAAACAGCAGAAGAACAAGCTATAGACACGTTGTTAAAAGGAAGTAATTATGATAATATAAAAAGAAGAGTTTTATATGACTTAACTGTTTTAGGTATAGGTTGTGTTAAAACTAACTTTAACTACAGCGAAGGTGTTACTGTAGAATATGTAGATCCAGCAAATGTTGTTTATTCATATTGTGAATCTCCTTATTTTGAAGATATATACTATATAGGTGAAGTAAAAACAATACCTATAAATGAATTAGCTAGACAATTTCCACATCTTACAGAATCAGATTTAAAAGATGTACAAAGTTCTGCTAAAAGACCTAGCGGTAGATACACTTATAAAGAAGTTAATGATAAAAACAAAGTTCAAATACTTTATTTTAATTACAAGACTTATAAAAACGATGTGTACAAATTAAAAACTACAGCCGCTGGTTTAGAAAAGTTAATACCTAAAGACGATACATTTAACCCGCCTGAAGCAGCTGATTATTCAAGATTAGTTAGAAATGTAGAGTGTGTGTACGAAGGCGCTATAGTTTTAGGTACGGATAAGTTACTACAGTGGAATATGGCTGAAAACATGATGAGAGATAAAAGTGATTTTAACAAAGTTAAAATGAACTATGCTATATGTGCACCACGTATGTATAACGGTAAAATAGAAAGTTTAGTTAGTCGTATAACTAGCTTTGCAGATATGATACAGCTCACACATTTAAAGTTACAACAAGTAATGTCACGTATGGTGCCAGATGGTGTTTATTTAGATGCTGATGGTTTAGCTGAAATAGATTTAGGTAATGGTACAAATTATAATCCACAAGAAGCTTTAAATATGTTCTTCCAAACAGGTAGTGTTATTGGTAGATCTTTAAACGCTGATGGTGATCCAAATCCTGGAAAAGTACCTATAACTCAAATATCAAACGGTCAAGGCGCTGGTAATAAAATGACATCTCTTATAGGTAACTACAATTATTATTTACAAATGATTAGAGATGTAACCGGGTTAAATGAAGCAAGAGACGCTAGTGTACCAGCTGAAAGATCTTTAGTTGGTGTACAAAAATTAGCTGCAGCAAATTCAAATGTAGCCACTAGGCATATACTAAACGCTTCAATGTTTTTAACTGTTGAAACAGCTGAAAGATTATCTCTTAGAATATCTGATATATTAGAATATTCAGAAACTAAAAATGCTTTTGTTCAAGCTTTAGGAGCTCATAACGTAGCTACTTTAGAAGAAATGTCTGAGCTATATCTTTATGACTTTGGTATATTTTTAGAGTTAGAGCCAGATGAAGAGCAAAAACAAATGTTAGAAAACAATATACAAACAGCTTTATCTCAAAAATTAATAGAGCTTGACGATGCTATTGACTTAAGAGAAATAAGAAACGTTAAGCTAGCAAATCAATTGTTAAAAATAAAACGAAAAAAGAAACAACAACTTGATCAGCAAATGCAACAACAAATGCAACAGTCTCAGGCTCAAGCACAAGCACAAGCTCAACAAGCTATTGCTCAAGCTGAAATGCAAAAAAATCAACAAAGATCTCAACTTGATATTCAGCTAGAACAACAAAGAGCTAGTTCTAGACTTGTTCACTTACAAAAAGAAGTTGAGCTTAAAAAAGAACTCATGCAGTTTGAGTTTGATTTAAATCAACAACTGAGACAAGGTGAGCGACAAGACAAGATGCAGTTAGATACGATGAAAGAAGATCGTAAAGATCAAAGAGAAACTAAAAAATTCGAGTCTTCGGGTAATGATATACTCGGAGGTGGAATAGGATTAGATAAATTTAATCCACAAATTGGTAACTAATTATTATATTATATTATGGAAGAAACAAAAAAAGAAGTAGTTGAAGAAACTACAAAAAAAGAACAACCTAAAGTAGATAATAAGG